TCGAAAAGGTCAATCAAAATCCACGATAGCACAACAAGTTATGGAATCTTCTGGTACTCCATTTAAATATGCATTTTGGAACGATACTAAAATTGATCTTTGGGTTGAAAATCACTTAGATTCCGATATACCAAAATATGTTTCTGGAGGTAAATGGGATGAAAAACGTGAAATGTGGGGATATTCTTCTTCAATAAATGGTCTGAGCCGTACTTATGGTCAGGCTATTAGAAAGTATGCCCAAACCGGCTTTAAGTCTTATGTCATATTACACTTTGGAAATCCAAGTGCAAGAGTACCTATGATATCAAAACGTTTAAATGGTGTTGAAGAATATTGTACCTTACGTTCAGAATATGCAGAAGTATATGGCAAAAACGTAGAAGTCTTAAAAGTTATGGGTGCAATGCCTCAAATTAATATGGATTCTGATGGTAACAAAGTAGATAAATGGGATCGTCTTGTAGAATTGAAGATTCCAAAATTCAAACCATTAAATAAATCTTTAAGTTATAAAGATACAAATGTTTCACCACTTGTTGTAAACAAGATTGATGAAAAATTAGGTCTTTTACCTAATAACGGTTTTAATACTTCTGAACTTGAAAGAAAAGGTTTAGAAGTCGCAGATCGTACAGGACGCCTAAAGAAACTCAAATACGCTTAAGCATAAATATTTCATGGACAAAGAAGAAGCACGAAATATTTCACAGTTATTCATAGATTATGATGGAGAAGTCCAGATTAATCCATTCGCAAAAGTCCATTGGGGGAAGATTAATCATCATGCCCTCAATGGAAGTTTATATGTTGACAATGATAAAAATTATGGTATAATAGGTGATACATCTAAAACAAATAGATCTGTACGAGATTTTTCTAACAACGTAGTTGGACACATCAAGAAAGGTGATGTTTGTGTTAATAGATTTTTCTATAAAGAAGGTTATCATGATCATGTGAAGGATTGGATTTCAGAAATGAGAAAGTCACCATTTGGTGAACGTGATGTTTGGTTTACTCATGTTAATATGGAACATAAACCAGACAAAGATATTGCTGAAGCATTTGATGCATCATGGATATCTTCAAGAATTGATGCTGTTGCCGCAGAGGTTAGAGGTATCTATTATTCCGGAAAACAAAAACAAACAGGACTAAAACAATATGAACACATCCCTTGCTGCAAGTTGGATTACCCTTACATTAACGGTTTGGATGATTTTGTATCTGAACTCGATGAGTTTGTAAAAGATGGATGGGGAATAGCTGACCATCAAAAATCATACGGAGGAAAAGACCACACTTGGACTTCTATTGAAATTATACCATTAATAGTCACGTATGGTACTAAGAAAGCTAAACAGGGGCAAAGGGGAGAGTTAAATGAAGAATATACTAAACGGTTTCCAATTATTGAGGAAATAATTAATTCAATAACTACTTTTGATGATTGTTTGTGGTTAGCCGTTGCTAAAGTTTCTCCAAAAAAAGGTACGATAAAACGCCATAGTGATAAAGGAATAGATAAAATGAATGCCGGAATACAAATTGGTAAGACGGCAAGAATACACTATTGTCTACAATCAAATCCTGAAGCATACTTTGAACTACAAGACCTTCAGGGAGAAACTAATACATATTATATGAAGCAGGGTGAATATTGGTACATGGACAAACGAAAACCACATTCTGTATATAATAAAGGTGATACATCGCGATATCACATGATTTTTGATATGAAAATAACACAAACTGTGCTAGATAATTTGATAATATGAAAAATAAAGTAGGCCCATTTGAATTTATAAAATCCATTAATGAACATAAAAATATCATGAAAGATGGTGATCCTATGACTGAAAAGGACTATATTCCGTTCCTTATCAATCGTGGATTAAGTTTTTTTCAAGATACGGTTATACAAGTCAATGAAATGAATAGGTTACACTTCCTTGATAACAAACTCCAATTCGACTATTTGCTAAATAACATTAGACCTAGAAAACGTTGGTCTAAATGGTTGAAGCCAGACAAAATTGATAATCTAGAACTAGTCAAAGAGTATTTTGGTTTCGGTAATGAAAAAGCAAAAGAGGCTTTAGAAGTTCTCACCAAAGAGAACATCGAAGAGATTACGAATAAACTTGCAAAAGGTGGAATGGAGAAATCAAATGAACGCACTCATCGAAGAGATGGTTGAATGTACTCTAGCAGAACCAGATGACTTTTTAAAGATTAGAGAAACACTTACAAGAATTGGGGTTGCGTCAAGAAAAGACAAAACGCTGTTTCAATCTTGTCATATATTACATAAACAGGGACGATATTATATTGTCCATTTTAAAGAATTATTTGCACTTGATGGTAAACCCACTAACTATTCAGAGAATGATCAAGCGAGAAGAAACACAATAGCAAACCTATTGGCAGAATGGGGTCTTATTAAATTAGTAACCCCTGATCAAACAACTACTAATGTAGTTCCCCTAAATCAATTAAAAATTCTTGCATATAAAGAAAAAGATGAATGGGCACTAACCGCAAAATATAATATTGGAAGTAAGAAAGTAAATTATGAGCACGGCGAAGAAGAAGGTAGAAAAGAAGATTGATTCTACCGCATCAAAATCACCAATGAATGTAGAAAAATTAAAATTCTTCAAATTAAACGATACCGTACAATTACCAGCATTTGCTACGAAAGAATCCGCTTGTTTTGATTTATATGCAAATCTACTGGAAGGTGAAGAAATAGAATATTATCAAGCAATCTCTACTAAATCAGTACCACGGCGGATTGCTTTTGATATAAATAGTAGTAGATCATTTATACAACTTAATAATATGGAAAGAATGTTGATTCCTACTGGACTTATCGCAGATATACCGGTAGGATTTTCTATTCGATTGCATTCGAGATCTGGTTTGGCATTCAAACAGGGAGTTTATCTTGCAAATTGTGAAGGGATTATTGACAGCGATTATGTCGATCCCATTTATGCAATGGTTACGAACATCAGTAACGTACCCGTGAGAATTTATAATGGAGACAGAATATGCCAAGGCGAACTGGTTCGATGTGAAAAATATACATTGAATGAGTCTGATGAAGCACCTACTCAAAAGACAGACAGAGAAGGTGGTTTTGGTTCAACTGGTACGTAATAGTTACTTACCAATGTCACATTAATTTAATAACGGAGTACAAATGTTAGACAAAGCAGTAGGATGGATGCGCAGCCTTACCGAAGCTGGAATAGCATTAATCGCACTTGGTGTGGTTTTGCAAATTCTTTGGCCCGGCTCAGCATCAGTCCCTTTTATTGGACTAGATATTGTAGGAAACGTTCTCGCCTTAGTTAAATCTTTGGGTGGAGAAGGTCTTATGGGTCTAATCGCGGTTTGGGTTCTTTGGGGCATCTATAATAGAGGCTAAAAGAGACTTGACAAATTCAAAACTTATGTTATAATATAAGTATGTGAATTTTATATTATGAAAATAAAAACTGAAGGGGCTTTGGCTTGATGCTTGTGCCCCTTCTTTTATTATGAAACAAAGTTGGTTAATTGAAGAAGGTGAAATGAAAACAGAATTTAAGTTAGTGGTAAAGGGCTCTGGTACTTATACAGCAGATTCGTTTACTGAGTTAATTTGGATTGTTTTACGACATCGCCTCCAACATCTATGTAAAGGTGAAGGATGGCGTGATTGAGGTTGTCCATAGTGGAAACCTCGTAACTGTCACCCGCTCTGCGTATGAGGGGTGAATTTTTTTAACCTCGCTTTATAAGGAGGCATTATGGTACTACGCGCATCACACGATCCCTTGAACTTTGGGGATTTCGAAAGAGCTCTAGGATTTTCAATAGGGTTCGATTCAATGTTTGACCGGTTGCTTGGACCTTCCACGCAACACGTTACAAACAATCAAGGGTTTCCTCCCTACAACATCCGAAAAGACGGAGATATCAAGTACTTCATTGAAATGGCCGTTGCTGGTCTTTCAGAAGAGGATCTTGAAGTCGAATTAAAAGAATCCGTTCTTCAAATTCGATCTAAGCAATCTACAGAAGATGAGGCTAATTATGTTCATCGTGGGATTGCCAAGAGAACATTTGAAAGGGCTTTCACTCTTTCAGATGATATTGTTGTAAAGGGTTGTGACCTTACTAACGGAATGTTAACAGTTGAACTTGAGAAAGTAATTCCAGAGGAAAAACGAGCACGTTTAATTCCTATTGGAAATAAGAAAATCAAGTCGATTAACTAATTCGATGCGCCCATCAGTATTTTATACTGGTGGGCTTTTTAGTTCACTATATATTATAGAAATAAAAACCTCACATTAGGAGAAAAAAATGTGTAATAACGAACATTGCAATTGTGAAAATTGTACTTGCGGTTCATCTTGTAAATGTACAGCAGAAAATCAATGTGGATGTGAATAATTATAAAAGGATATAATGCTTACAATATTAGGGAGTCTATTAGGGTTTGCTGGTTCAGCAGTTCCTAGTGTAATAGATTTCTTTAAAGAGAAAGAAAACAAAAAAGCTCAAATAGAAGAATTTAAACTCCAGTTAGAAGCGAAAAAACAAGGAGTAGATTTAGACATCAAAGTATTTGAGACAAAAAAAGATTTTGAAGAGCAGAAATTACTTTTACAACATGATACTGCTCTAGGTCAACAAAAAGGATTTATAAACTCATTACGAGCATTCGTAAGACCTTTTATAACCTATGTGTTTTTCTTAACATTTATAGGTGTTAAAATTACGTTAGTGTATCAAGCAATTAAAAATGGTAGTGATTTGAACGCAACACTTGATGTTGTAT